CTTGATATGAAGAAATATAAGATGGAAGTATTTGATGTTGCCACAGGTAAGTGGGAAGACAAGTACATGACAATAGAAGAACTACAGAATTTAACAGAGGCAGAAGATACGATGTTAGACAGAATTCAAGCTGAATATGAAATAACACAGAAGTCTATTGCAATGCAGATGAATAATTTAAAGGATCCTAAGAGTAAGGATTAAAGTTAACATATATACCTTAAGGGTATATATACATGTATAAGTTAACTCTACATATATAAGTTAACTTCTACATGTATAAGTAAAGGATGATTGGAGTCATGGTAGAGATCGAAAGATTATACCAAAGAAAGAAACAGAAGTTTGCTGTCTACACTAAGAAAGAGGCTGATGCAGACCATTCCTTAGGATATTGCTATTGGAAGGATGCCAATGTAGGGGATATGGCTATTACAGATGATGATTATGTGATGGAATGCCTTACCAGAAAAGATTATACAGATAAAAATGGCAATGTAAAAACATATGTAAAGCTTTCTGGGGGCGTAGGATGGACAAACAACGCCTCTAAAATAAATTTTAAAGTAAATCACTCCTATAATACCTACACCAAAGTAAATCCTGCCAAAGACTGGGTAGAGTATGAAGTAGATAGTACACGTGGAAAGAACACGATCAGCACGTATGCCACTATGATGTTAAATGGTAAGGTGGATTTTAACCAATTAGGAAAGATATATAGGCCTAATGACACTATTCCAGAAGCAACTGTACGAAGATTTCTAAAAAATAAGAGGGTAAAGATGGAAGTAGAAAAAAAAGTTAAACAAATTTTAACAGATAAGAGTATCACAAAAGAATTTGCTATAGACAATCTCATAAGAGCATTGGAAATGGCTGAACATAAAGGGGATATTGGTAACTACCTAAAAGCCAATGACCAAGTAATGGACTTATTGGAAATGAAACCCAATAAAGCTATACAAACTGACACAGTAGAAATGATTGACACTAAAAAAATCCTAGACCAAATAACAGCCGAAGAAAAAAGAACGCTAAAAGCACAAAGAAAGGTGGAAAAGGATGAACCCAGAGAATGATTACGAAGCACAACGCCAGCAATTAGAGGTTGCTACTAGGGCATTGCATGTTATTGCAGTAATGGCCGAGATGGAATCTCAGAATATTGCTGAAATAGCAATGGATGCACTACGAGAGATGGAGACATATGGATTGATGTACGAATTCTATGACGATGAATAAAGATACGTTATTATTACGCAATAAGCTGAAGGAAAATATGATTCTGTTTGGTCAGATCATTAATCCTCAGATGTATGCTGTGAAATCACCTCAATTTCACTATGATATTGCAGAAACGCTGATGAATGATGATCATAAGCAAGTAAATATCATTGCCCCCAGAGGTCATGCTAAATCTTCTATCGTTGGAGGTGTATATCCACTATATCATATTATGCATGGGGAAGGATCCAAGTTAATTGTCCTTGTGTCACGTACTCAAGACCACGCCATTAAACTCTTGGGGACAATCAAAGATGCATTGGACTATTCCCAACAATTACGTGCTATATATGGATACTGGGGGCAACATAGTGCTAAGCAATGGGCAAAAGCAGAGGTTGAACTTAAAGATGGTACAATGATCATTTGCAAAGGTACAGGTCAGCAGTTACGTGGTATAAAAGTAGGAAGTCAAAGACCTACATTAATTATTGTGGATGATCCAGAAGATGAAAACAACACAAAAACAGCCGAGGCGATGGAATCTAACCTTAGGTGGCTGTTACAGTCAGCTATACCAAGTTTGGATCCACAGAAGGGCAAATTGGCTGTTATAGGTACACCACAGCATCAAAGATGTATGGTAGAAATACTAAAAGAAATGGAAGGATGGATAAATCACCATTTTGCACCAGATATGGATAAAGAAATTGCATTATGGGAAGAATGGCAACCTATTGAGAAACTCAAAAAGAAAAAACGTGAATTAGAGTCTATTGCTAGGGTATCTGTATTCTACAGGGAGTACTTATGCCAGATTATTGGGGATGAAGACCAATTATTCAATGAAAAGAATTTTAAGTACCACGATTATGATTATACTGTGGATGACGAGGGACAGCACTTCCTGACAGATGGGAAAGACAAGAGAATCCCTGTAAATATATTTATGGGCGTAGATCCAGCTTCTTCAATAAAAAAGACTGCAGACTATTCGGTGGTAATGCCAGTTGCAGTTGATAAAGATAACAATAGGTATATATTACCTTATTATCGCAAACGAGCTACGCCTATGAAATTAGCAGAAGGTATTATACAGTATTTTAAGATGTATAAGCCTTCGAAGGTGCGTATTGAGAGCGTAGGCTATCAAGAGATGCTACGAGAGTATCTACGCACACGATGTGAAGAAGAAGGGATCTTTATCTCAGGACTCGAGATTAAAGAAAACCCTAGAACAGCAAAGTCTAGCAGACTTGAGACTATGGAACCGTACTTTACTCAAGGAAAGATGTATATGAAGAAAGATATGCTGGACTTAAAAAACGAACTCCTATTATACCCACGTGGCAAGCATGACGATCTATTAGATGGCATGTATTATGCAATGAAAGGTATGTACAGACCAAACCATACAGAAGAATCTGATCCTAAACAGAAAGAGAATTTCGAAAGAAATTCTAGGGGTTGGAAAATATCTTAACTTAGTTTGGAACTTAAAGTAATACTTTAACGTTAAACATAGTAACTGCGATAGCTTCGCAACTTAAGTACGTACATATATGCATAAAAAAACACCGAGCACTCAGCTCACACAAGATTTGCTCAAAGAATACGCCTCTGCAAGAGAGAATTGGGCAAAGCAGGCTGTAGAAGATAATGAGTTCAGAAATGGTAAACAATGGACTGATGATGAAGTTACAGCATTACAAAATCGCTCACAGCAACCCATAGTAGTTAATATAGTTTATTCTGCAGTTGAGCAGGCTAAAGCTATGTTGACATCTAATAAGCCTAAGTTCCAATCTACTGGTAGAGAAACAAGTGATAATCGAGTAGGACGTATGTTCTCAGATATCATGGCTTACATATGGGATTTATCTAATGGTAATGTAGAATTAAAACAAGCCATTGATGATTACTATGTAAAAGGTATGGGAGTACTGTTCTCCTATGTAGATCCAGATGCAGACTTTGGCTCTGGGGAAGTAAAGATTAAATCTTTAGATCCTTTAGAAGTATTTATAGATCCTTCGTCTAAGGATCCATTCTGCAGAGATGCCAGTAATATTATAGTTGCTAAACTTGTTTCAGAAGAAGTACTTATTAAGGCATACCCTGAACATGAAGAGGTAATTAAAAACTCTCAGGAAACAAGCTACATCAATATACCTACAGAATCTCGGTATGGTAAAGAATCTCAAGATGTTACTTTAAAAAGAAGACAGCGTGGACAGAGTACTACAGATGAACGTGAATTAGAATTAATAGAACGATACTACAAGGTATGGCAACCATATTATAAAGTATACGATCCATATAGGGATGAAAGAAAGATTCTCAATGAAGAAGAGTTTGATAAATACTTAGAAGAACCTGCAGTTATGCTTACGACTCCACAAGGTGAGCAGATATTTACAGACAGCAAGACAGTTGCTGACTACATTGAAGTGTATGAAAAGAATGGAGATACTTTTCATATGATGATAGATCCTAATACAGGGCAACAATTCCCTATGGCTGGTGAAGAGCATGCAGGATCTGTCCCAAATAGCACCACAAAGATAGATATCATTACCAAAGGTCATTTAGTAGATGACAAAAAGATAATGGTGAATGATATTGAAATATGTCAGGTAATGCAATGTGTCCACGTTGGAGACGAAGAGTTATTTAAAGTTGTATTGCCTATAGAAGAGTATCCAATAGTACCTATTATGAATGGATGGAATAGAAATCCATATCCATTAAGTGATGTACGATTGGTGAAAGGTTTGCAAGAGTACATAAATAAGATTCGTTCATTGATCATCGCTCATGCTTCAACCTCTACAAATACAAAGCTCCTTATACCACGTGGTGCTATCAATCGTAAACAATTGGAAGAAGACTGGGGAAGAGCAGGAACAGCAGTTATTGAGTTCGATCCAGAGCTAGGGACTCCAATTGTAGCAGGGCCTGTTCCCCTACCAAATGAGCTGTATAAAAACGAAGCAGATGCAAAAGCTGATATTGAACGGATCTTAGGTATATACGCAATGATGCAAGGGGACGTTGGTGCATCACCACAAACCTTTAAAGGTACTGTGGCTATGGATGAATATGGACAAAGACGTATTAAATCCAAACGTGATGATATTGAAGAAGGTATTAACCAAATGGCTAAAGTGGTTGTAGGTCTAATCCAGTACGTATATAAAGATGAAAAAGTGGTACGATTAATGCAACCTAACAATATGCCTAAAGAGGTTACGATGAATTCTCCAATCTATGATGACATAGGTAACTATATGGGGAAGATCAACGATATAACCATTGGTAAATATGACGTTATTGTAATGTCTGGATCTACGCTACCCTCAAATAGATGGGCAAGATTTGAATATTATATGCAACTACACCAAGCTGGTTTAATAGATCAAACAGAAGTGCTAAAGCAAACTGATGTTGCTGATATGGAAGGTGTTCTAGAAAGAGCAGGCCAAATGCAACAATTACAGGGACAGGTACAAGCACAAACTGAAGAGATTAAGAAACTTAAAGGTGACTTACAAACAGCACAGCGTGAATCATTGCATGATCGTAAGCGTGTAGAAGTAAAAGAATTTGAAAAGAAGCTGGCTAAAGCAGAAGCTAAAGTTGAAATGGCTCAGAAGCTGTACACAACTAGGCTGGGTGATGAGCTTAAAAAAGCCAAAGAAGAGGTGGAACCAGTAGCTGATAACAAACAAAGACAAATGAATGAAGAGCTACTAAGCATAGAGGACGAATAAGATGTCAAGTTATAAAGAAAGACAAGAAGAGAGAGCTAGAAAAGCAAAAGTTGCTGGTTCTAGATCTAGAGGTGATGCTCGTAAAAAGATGAGCGAATATATGGGCAAGTTTAAAGCCAAGATGGGAGGACTGAGAGATAGAATGTCACAGCCCCCACAACAAAGATTTGGTACATCTGCACTCCAGCAGGCTATGGCACAGCAGGCTATGGCTAATAAAGGTCAAGGAGTTGTGACTCCTGAAGCTCAAGAAATGGTTAATTATCATTGGGAACGTAACCCAGATGAAATGGCAAGGCAGTTTGGGCAGATGAAGCAATTTGGTGGACAAGGTATGCATGGAGATTATGGAATCAATAGAATGGCTCAGCCTATGTACGCAGACGCATCGAATTCAGAAGCTAATATGTCTGGTAGCGTAGAACAAGAAAATCAAGCTGGCGTAGATCAAAGATTATTATTGGATAGGATGATGAAAGATCCTTCCAAATTAAATGCAGAAGGAATTAAGAGTATGCAAACTACGCTTAATAGCCTTGGATTTAGAGATAACGATGGCAATATGCTAGACGTAGATGGGAAAATGGGCAAACTAACTGCATCAGCTATGGAAAACTATAGAGGTCAGTTAGGACAAGGCGTACCAGAAAACAATGAACCATTAGAACCAGTTGACTATCATTATAGAGATGCTAGGCTAGCTGATCACACAGATAGTTCACATGTTAATACAGAGCCTAAAAAATGGGATCCATTTGGTATTGTAAGTGCTGGATATGATCAGCCACAGCAAACCATAGGTAATCCTGCTAACGATCCAGTTATGTGGGGATCAGAAGAATTAGACAGTTTAACAAATCCTTTGCAATATGATTTTGAGCAAGGGGTTCCATATAGACCAAAGAATTGAAGAAAGCGATTGCTGATAATAACAAATCGTAAAGGAAAAACAACAAATGGAAGATAATCAAATTTTGGAAGTACGTAATGCTGACCAACCAGTAATAGAGAATCCAGCAGTTCAAACTGAACCTGCAGGTATTCCCTTAGCTGAAGTACCACAGCCACAAGCTGAAGTACAGGAACCAATTACAGAAACCAGCGAGATGGTCACTTCGTCAAAAGAAGACCAAACTCGTTTCGAGTACTGGCAGTCACAGGCAGATAAAGCCAAGGGAGAGCTGAATGCTTTGAGGGAAGAAGTAGGTTACTACAGATCTCAAGGACAGAATGCTGATCTCTCCAATGGACAACCTCAAGCATACCCTGAGCAAGGATTGCAAGAGCCTTCATTGAAGGAGCCAACAGCACCTGAAAGACCAGTTGCCTACAACGAGATAGATGCTTACTCAGATCCAGATAGTGAATCGTTTAAGCATCGCTTAGCTAAAGAACAATATCGTGATGATTATATTGGATTCTTGAAGAACAAGGACGAACAGCGAGAAGTCGAAATGCAACAAGCATACGATAATGAGATGAGAACACAGCAAGATACTATGATGAGACAGCAGGCACATAGCCATGCTGTTAATTCATATGGATGGGATCAGAATAAGTCACAGCAGTTCGTACAATGGGCAAGCAGTCCAGATAACCTTACTCTCGATAATTTAGCAAAGCTCTTTGAGTTAAGGAACAACCCTAACCCTCAAGTACAGCAAAGATCACAGCAAATGCAAAACGAAGCAGAGCGTTTATCTGTACCAAGAACTGCAGTAGTGCAGTCTGGTCAAGCTGAACAACCTCGTAACGATGAGCAATTGTTTAGTGATGCTTTACTGGGTAGGAAATAATAATAACAAAATGATGATTGGAGTCACAAATGGCAACAGAAAAACAGCTATACAATGGTGGTGCTAGTTCTGTTCTTTATAAGGATCGTAGAGATTTCTACGTTGATCCTCAGGTTACTAAAGAACTATGGACTGACGTAGCACCATTTACGACTCTTGTTTCTAACCGAGAATCACGTGATGTGCCAGATCCTATATTTAAAATGTTTGAGCACAGAAACCCTTGGGTAAAACAAGAGTTTTCATTAAATAAAACAACCCCAGGTTCTTTACCTGCAAACGATACAGGATTAGCATGTCCAATTGATGGGACAGTAGGTTTACCTGCTGTATGCGATTCTTCCTTTGTTGGATTACAGGTAGAAATTTGGAATTCAGCAAAAACCACTAAGAAAGCAATAGCAGTAATCAAGTCAGTAAGTGCAGGTGCTGAACCTACATTTATTAACTTAGGTGGATCAGCAGTAACATTAGCAGATAATGACGTATGTGTTGTTATTGGTAATGCTAGAGGTGAAGGTTCTTCAGCTCCAGATGCATGGGCTGATGAGCTTACAACTGTATGGAATTCCTGTCAGATCTTTAAAACACCTTTACAGATCACAGGAACTCTTGAAGCTTCTGTACTACGTGGTGAGTCAAGTGAACTTGCTCGTCTTCGTAGAATGAAAGCTGAAGAGCATAAGATGCAGAAAGAGAAAGCTTTCTTATTTGGTAAGAGATTAGGTGGAACAGGTCTTTCTGGTTCTGCAGATTCTTTTGCTGATGGTGGAAGAGTGGATGCAGATGGTAATATCATTCGTACAACGTATGGTCTTATCCCTGCAATTGAAGATTATGGATATTCATCTGGTGATGACAAGAATATCTTTACAGTAGATGCCAACTATAAGTATGGCAACTTTGTAGATGATATGGAAACAGTATTCCAGTATGTACCAGAAGCAGGCGTTAAGCGTGCATTCTGTGGTGCTGGTGCTTTAGGTCATTGGTCTAAGATGGATGGATCAACTGATATGGCTGGAAAATCTGGATGGACAGTAAACTTAGGTGACATGAAGCGTGATGCTTTAGGTTTCAACTACAGGGTACTTGAAACTCCTCATGGAATGCTACAGTTAATTCCAACACCTGCTTTACGTGGGCCTTACAACAAGTACATGGTCGTAGTATCTGACGAGAACTTGTTCCATGCCCAGTACAGACCTATGGTCTATCAAGCTAACATTAAGCAAGATAATGCTTTTGATGGCGTGAAAGATCAGTATATGTCTGACGAAGGTCTTGGTATACAGTTAATCGAATCTCACAAGTTGTTTAAAATAACAGCGTAACGTGGATTAGAGTTAAAGGGGGAGTGGAAATGACTATAGCATGCTCCCCCTTTGATCAAGGATAATTATGGCAACATTTAAAGAAAGAGTTCAACAACTAGTAGGAACAAGCACAGTAGATGCAAATCTAACAGAGTATCTTACTGCAACTGCAAGTGAGTTATTACAGTTAATGCCAGAAACAGATTTAATACGATATGCAGAAGAATCTGAAATATCTAATGCAAATGGATTTGACACTAAAAACAAGAGAGTCCTTGGTCTTGTTAGAGATGGCTATTCTGCTCAAGAAGTTCCTCTAGGTTTAAAAACACAAATATCAGATGCTAATTCTATTCATTATTCTGCTAAACGAACACCAGTTTATTATTATGATGGTGGAACTGTCTTCATAAAGCCAGATCCTACTGCAACTGAAAAGGTTCAGTTTAAATATGTCTCATATCCAACA